CGACACAGCCCAAGCACTGGAAACGGTGATGCAGGCCAAGCAGTTGGCTGATGCGGAGACCGACCTGAAGAACATGCTGATATGGTCAGGTAATGCGGATGTGTGGGAAGGTGTTCTACAGGAGCGCAACAACATCATCCAGAAGCGCAAACGGGCTGAAATGGATGCGGCATTGGCAAAGGAAAAGAAACGCCAGCAGATAATGGAAGCTCTCAGCACGCTATTTTGGGTTTTCCTTTTTGTTGCATCCATCGGCCTGAGCTACTTTTTTACAACCATGTTTTTGAAATGGAGAGCATGATGGAATGGCTTAAAACTGTTGCCCCTACGATTGCCACGGCGCTTGGTGGCCCGCTGGCAGGAATGGCGGTATCCGCTGTCTCCAAGGCTTTGAACATCGCGCCTGAAGAAGTGCAAAACGTCATTAGCAGCAATAAGCTGGATGCAGAGCAAGTGGCAGCAATTCAGCTTGCAGAGTTGGAATTAAAGAAACAAGCCCAGTCAATGGGTCTGGATTTTGCCAAGCTGACCGTGGAAGACCGAAAATCTGCGCGTGACATGCAGATTGCAACCAAGTCCGCGCTTGTGCCATCACTGGCAATCATCATCGTGAGCGCGTTCATTGGCGTGGTGATAGCAACGCTGGGTGGTTTTGCTGTTGTGGACTCTGTACTGGCTGGCACATTGATTGGCTACTTGTCTGCAAAGGCCGAACAGGTGGTCAACTTTTATTTTGGCTCGTCTGCTGGCAGCAAAGAAAAGACCGACATCATTGCCAAATCGGAGCCCATCAAATGAAAGAGAACTTTGACGCTGCGTTTGCGCAGGTAATGAAGTCCGAGGGTGGGTACGTCAATGACCCTGCTGACCGTGGTGGCGAGACCAACCTCGGGGTAACCATCGGCGCTTGGGGTGCGTATTTGGGCCGTGCCATCCAGCCCGGCGAGATGAAAGCCCTGACGCAGGAAACCGTAAAGCCGTTCTACAAGGCCATGTACTGGGACAAGGTCAAGGGCGACAACCTGCCCGCAGGCGTCGATTACGCCGTTTTTGACTTCGCGGTGAACGCAGGGGTCGCTCGGGCTTCAAAGTTCCTCCAGCGGGCTCTGGGGGCCGTTGGTGATGGCGTGATTGGCCCAAGAACTTTGGACATGCTTGCCAAGGCAGACCCGCAAGAGCTGCTGAAAGATTTTGCCTACCAAAAACAGAGCTTCTACAACGACCTTGCCATCATCAACCCCTCCCAGAAAAAGTTCCTCAAAGGCTGGTTGGCCCGTGTAGACCACGTCCAAGAAGCCGCCGAATCAATGTTAGCTTGATATGCCACTACAGAAAGTCATCCTCAAGCCCGGTGTAAACAGGGAGAACACCCGCTACACCAACGAGGGCGGTTGGTACGAGTCCGAAAAGATTCGGTTCCGTCAAGGCACGCCTGAAAAGCTTGGTGGCTGGCAGCGCATCTCCCCCAACACGTACACCGGTGTGTGCCGTTCGTTGTGGAATTGGACTACCCTGACCGGGGCAAACTTGCTTGGCGTTGGTACAAGCAATAAGTTCTACATTGAAGCCACAGGGGCGTATTACGACATCACCCCCATTTACACGACCAACACGCTGGGGGCTAACCCATTTTCTACCAACGGCACAACCACGGTCACGGTGACTGACAACAGCTATAACCCGCAGGTCGGGGACTTTGTAATTTTCAACGGCGCGACTACGTTTAACGGCGTGACCATCAGCGGGGAGTACGAAGTCAAGACTGTGCCGACTGGCACAACCTACACCATCACATCGGCTACTACCGCTTCGGGCTCAGGTTCGGGTGGCGGTTCGGCGGTGTATGCGTCCTACTTGCTGCATATTGGTAACAGCACAAACTCATCTTTTGCTGGATGGGGTGGTAACTCTTGGAGTTCTGGCAACTGGGGTGGTTTGGGCTATGCCAGCATGGCTACTTTGGCAATCTGGTCGCAGTGGAACTTTGGACAGGACTTGGTGTTCGGCCCCAAGCTGGGTAAGCTGTACTACTGGAGTGCTACGACTGCGGTTAATCTGGCAACCCCCACACAAGTCACCATCACAAACGCCTCCCCGGCAGTGGTAACGCTGGTAAACAACAGCACAACGCCCATCATCAGCGGAACAGCCATCATGTTCCAAACTACGGATGTGCTGCCGTCCCCGCTCATACCTTACACGGTGTACTACGCCACCTACGTAACAAGCACTACATTCAAGCTGTCTTCTTCGTACGCAAACTACTTGGCGGGCACGTTCATCAACACCACCAGCGCGGGTTCTGGCACACACAGTCTGTCTGCGCGAGGCATTGCCGTTTCCGACTTGGCGGGTGCATCCAGCGTACCCATTCAACAGAACACCATCTTGGTGTCGGACTCCAGCCGGTTCACCATGTGCTTTGGCGCTAACCCGTATGGCAGCACAACTTACGACCCCATGACCATCCGGTGGTCAAACCAAGAGAGCGTAGTGGAGTGGGCTCCGGCGGTGACCAACCAAGCTGGTGAAATACAGCTTTCGCACGGCTCTGAAATTGTGGCTGTGCTTCAAAGCCGCCAAGAGATTCTTGTGTGGACTGATGCCGCGCTGTATTCATTGCAGTACCTCGGGCCACCCTATGTCTGGGGCAACCAGCTTCTGTCGGACAACATTTCGATTGCCAGCATGAACGCTGCGTCCTACGCCAGCGGGGTTTCCTATTGGATGGGACAGGACAAGTTCTACAAGTACGACGGACGGGTTCAAACCCTGCGCTGTGACCTGCGCCAGTACATCTACAGCGACATCAACCGCACCCAGTTCAGCCAAGTGTTTTCAGGCACGAATGAGGGCTTCAATGAGGTCTGGTGGTTCTACTGCTCCCAAGACAGCACAACCATCGACAAGTACGTCATCTACAACTACGCAGAAGACCTGTGGTACTACGGCTCAATGGCCCGCTCTGCTTGGCTGGACACGGCGCTGCGCAGCTACCCCGTTGCGGCTACCTACGTGAATAACCTCGTCTACCATGAGAACGGCGTGGACGACAACACGACCGGAACACCCGCAGCTATCGAAGCATCCATCACCTCTGCCCAGTACGACATTGGGGATGGGCATAATTTTGCGTTCGTGTACCGCATGCTGCCTGACTTGACTTTCCGTGGGTCTACGGCGGGCACTACGCCACAGGTAACCATGTACCTACAGGGTCTGAACAACTCGGGCTCAGGTATCACGCAGACCGGCGATGCTGGGGTGACCTACTCTGGTTCGGCCCCGTCGGTCATCAATGTAGACCAGTACACCGGGCAGATTTACATCCGTATCCGTGGTCGCCAGATGCAGATGAAGCTCACCTCCAACACGCTTGGTACGCAGTGGCAGCTTGGTGCTCCTCGTATTGACCTTCGTCCTGACGGCAGACGGTAATGGCAGCAAACCCCGTCACAGACCTACGGCCCCCATCGCAGCCACGCCTGCCTGTTGCCACGCTGGATTACGACCCCAGCTACATCAACGGGCTGAACAGCATCTTACGGTTGTACTTCAACCAGTTGGACAACGCCTTTGCATCCTTGTTGGACAGCAGCGGGGGGGTGTATCTGCGCAATCCGTACGGTGCGTTTTCTGACTACAACAACCAGACTACAACAGCCAATACGGCTACGTTGATGGGTCTAACTACTACGGACTTCAGTAATAAGGTCAGCATCAGTTCGTCAAAAATCCGGGTAGAGCGGGCAGGTATCTACAATCTCCAGTTCAGCACGCAGTTCACCAACACGGATACACAACTTCACGATGTATCTATATGGCTACGCCAAGGTAATGACGGCGGCACTTCTGCCGACATCGTAGGCTCAACCGGGTTTATTTCCGTCCCCAACAGCCACGGCGGTGTTGACGGGCATTCCATCAACGGCTGGAACTACTTCTTATCTATGGCTGCGGATGACTACGTTCAGATTTACTGGTCAACCACCAGCGCCAATGTCAGCATCGCAACTTACGCAGCTTCCACCGGCCCTACCCGCCCCTCAACTGCCTCTGTGGTAGCTACAATGTCATTCGTTTCCGCGCCTCCTATAGCCGCTGTCTAAGGACTTCCCATGAGCCTTCAACTCACCGCCAAACATCTAGCCGCCCAAGGGCGCGGCCCTGACACTACGCTTGTTCACATGGCCCCCAAGGAAGTGGCAAGCCTGCAAGCACTAGCCCAACAGCACGGGGGCTCCCTGACTGTCAATCCCCATACTGGACTGCCCGAGGCTGGGTTTTTGGAAAGCCTGTTGCCTATGGCTCTTGGTGCTGGGGCAATGATGTTGCCCGGTATGCAAGGTGTTGGCGCTGGTTGGATTGGCGCTGGTATTGGTGCGCTAGAAGGACTGCGGACTGGCAGTTTGAGTAAGGGCTTGATGGCTGGATTGGGTGCGTACGGCGGCGCTGGCATGGCGGGCGGGCTCTTGGGTTCGGGTGCTATGGTGGGAGATAAAGCGGCAGAAGCTGAAATGAACCAGTTGCAGTTAGCCCAAACCAATGCAGCAAATAAAGCATTGACCGCAGAAGCGCAACAAGCGGCAGCACTCAGAGCAGAAGAACTGTCTAAGTCGATTGCGCAACGGCAAGCCGAAGCACTTGCTAATCAGTCAAGCAAATCTTTCATGGAGAACTTGTCTTCTAACTTCACCACTGCTGGTAAAGGGTTGACAGGCGGGTGGAACAACTTTTCCAACAGCGTAGGACTGACTCCCGGCGCTATCGGGCTTAAGACCGCTACCGCTGCGGCTCTTGCCCCTGCCGTTATGGGTGCTTACGAAGATAGCAAACAAGGAGTTCCTGCGCAGAAGACATCGGATTCAGACCGTGGGGAATACGCTAAGTCGGGCGCTGAGTTTCATCCTAACTGGGTTGGGCCTTATGAAAGCAGAGTCCCCGGTGGTGAATACACGTACGCCCGCCCGTATTACGGCGCTGAAGGTGGTTCCGTTGGCATGGCAGAAGGTGGTGTAACTGGTATGGCGGAAGGTGGCACTCCTTACCATAACGTCTATCAGGAGTACATGGACTACCTGAACAACACATTCCCCCCTGCAACCAAAGAAACAGTTACTACACCGTCATTCCAATACACTACACCAGCCCCTGCCCTTGTTGAACCATTGCCTTTCCTTGAGGCTCCAGTGGCTAGCAATACTATGGGTAACCAAGGGGGTGGCCAAACGCCCGAACAACGTGCAGAACGTGAAGCGGCTTGGAGCAGACCTCAAGACTATTTGAGCATTAACCGGTACGACCCCGAAGCAACAGCTAGGCTGACTGAAATTGAAAATGCTGAACCGGGCGATAAATATGCACCTGCGCAAGTAATGACAAAAGATATACAGTCAAATGCAAGTCTTGCAGCAATGAGCCCTGCTGAAAGAGCGATGCACATGTCTGATGTTCGGCAAATAAACCCGCTTAGAACTTTTGCATCGGATGTGTTTACAAAAGTTGGGGTATTGCCAATTTTATCCAGCATGTACACGGACCTTAAATATCCGGGGCTAGGAAAGCCACTTGCACCCGGAGTTCCCAAAGCGCCAGTTGAGGATAGGTTTGCAATAGACCCTGCGCAACAGCAAGCGGCACAGCAAGCAGTTCAAAATGCTATAAACAAAACTGATTTTTCCGGGATGGATAGGGGCAGCACTCCTAATGATGGGCGGGCAGACACATCAGGAAACGACGGAAGTAGAGGTATTGGTGGAACAAGTTACGGCTCTGTAGCGCCCGGGTATGGCGGTGGCAGCGAAGCTGCTACTGGTGGCCTCTCTACTCTCCACGGTTTTGAACACATGGCTCACGGCGGTGCTTCTAACCCCTACAACCTCGGTTCCTACTCCGACGGTGGACGGCTGCTCAAGGGGCCGGGAGATGGTGTGTCCGATTCCATTCCTGCCACTATTGGTAAAGGTCAGCCTGCCCGCCTTGCAGATGGCGAGTTTGTCATTCCAGCCCGTATCGTGTCTGAGATTGGCAATGGCTCCACGGAAGCTGGTGCGCGTAAACTGTATGCCATGATGGACAGAATCCAGTCATCCCGCCAAAAAACCATTGGTAAGGGAAAGGTCGCCGTAAATAGCCGTGCAGATAGGTACTTGCCCGCATGAACTACACCATCCAACAGGAAAACTTCAAGGACACTTATTTAGAACTTGAACCCCTGTACCGGCAGCACTATGCCGAGATGGTTGAACGACTTGCTGGGCAAGGGGTGGAATACTCCCCTTACAACCCACGGCTATATGAATACGGCGAATCCTGCGATAGAGGTGATTTACTAACTTTTGTACTTCGGAGTGATGGAGTTGCATGCGGGTACATCAATGTATACATCACCAATGACATGCACAACCATGATTTAGTTGCACAGGAAGATACAATTTTTGTGGTAAAAGAACACCGTAATGGTGTAGGCAAAAAGCTAGTCCAGTTTGGGCTTGATGAGTTAAAACGTCGCGGTGTAAAGCGATTGCTTGTTTCAGCTATGACAGATTTACGGGTAGCCAAGTTATGGGGCCGCATGGGCTTCAAAGAAGTAGCTACTCAGATGATGTACACCTTCTAGGACAAAACCATGTGTGGAAATTCACAACCAGCACCTTCAAGTTCGGGGACTACGATATCTGAATTGCCTGACTGGGCAAAGGGCTATGCCAAGGACACGCTGGCTAAAGCAGGTCAACTGACGGACATTAACAAGAATCCGTACAAGACGTACGAGGGGCAGCGTAATGCCCCCTTGGCTCCGATGCAGATGCAAGCGATGCAGAGTGCGTCCGATATGTCTGCTGGGCCTGAAGCGTTCAGTAAGGGTGTCAGTGGGTACATGTCCCCCTACATGCAGAACGTGGTGGATATTGGGAAACGTGAAGCTGCGCGGCAGTCGGGCATCATGGGTACGCAACAACAAGCCCAAGCTGCTCAAGCCGGTGCGTTTGGCGGTAGTCGGGATGCCATTCAGCGTGCGGAACGGGAACGCAATCTCAGCCAACAAATGGAGGACATCCAGAGCAAGGGGATGCAGTCTGCGTATGACCAAGCGGCTAATCAGTTCCGTCAAGGCATCACCCAAGGCATGGACATCAACAAGTTGCAAGCTGGGTACGGTGGCATGCAGCAAGCACAGGCGCAAAGAGAACTTGATACACGGTATGGCGACTTTACTAACCAGATGAATTACCCATACAAGCAGTTGGGTTTCATGTCTGACATGATTCGTGGCTTGCCTGTAGGTACATCGTCTGCGACTACGCAGTACCAAGCCCCCGGAAGCATGCTTGGGCAACTTGGTGGTTTAGGCGTTACAGCCCTTGGTCTGAGCCGATTCATGGCTGACGGTGGGCAAGTGCAGGGATATGCTGGTGGTGGGGCTATTAGCGCGGGCGAAGATGTCGAGAACGAGTCTAATATTGCAGCCATCATCCACAAGCTACCTGATGCGGAGTTACAGAAAGCTGCGCAAGCTGCGGCACAACGTGGTGACAAAGAAGAATTACGGCTCATTGAAGATGAAATGGCGATGCGGGCTTCCCTGAAGAACGGGGTAGCTAGTGTGGTTCCGTCCAGCATGATGGGCATGGCTGAACAAGATGTACCGGCTGGGGCTAACGGTGGCATCGTTGCGTTTGGTGACGGTGGTTCCCCATTAAGCCGATGGTTGGAAGAGAAGTACAAAAATATGCGGGCTGAAGGAGATAGAGTCGCGCTAGAAAAAGAACTTCGTCAGAAATACGGACGCTTGGGTGGAACCTTTGGTGGGCTTCGGGAGCAATCAGATACCGATTATGAGACCAACCAAAAAATATACGACGCTTTGAATAGCGGTAAGTTAACCATCGACCAGTTGCGGGCCATTAAGAGCAGTGGAGCCGCAGGGTTGCCTGCCCCCGTGTCTACCGCCACGCCTCAAAAATTCACTGGGGACAGTGGGTTCAAAGAGTACGTGCCTCCGGGGCAACGAAAAGACCAAGCGACTGCACCTGCGGCTGGCGGTGGTGGCGGTAACAGACCGAGTGCTGCTATCTCGGACAACCTACACCCTGCCATTGCTGCAACTGTGGATAAAGCCTTAAAGGATATGGCTGCAAGCGGCAAGGTAGATTCTGGTTCGCTTCAAGACAATATGAAGAGCATGTACGACATGATTTCACAGGGTAACGGTGACATGTTGCAGAGCCTTAAAGACCAGATAACCCAAGGTGACCA